CATTACCTCCACAGATGGTTGCACCTGCAATGGGTCCCGGCGGACCGGGGATGACGGCAGAAGAACAGATGACCGAGGTCCAAGTACCTATGGATCAGCAGGACATATTACCTCCGGGCATTGAGATTGTTGGCGAAGAGCAGATGATCGAGGTTGAGGCTGAAGAGTACGATCACAATGCAAACTTGGCTGAAGTACTTGATGACTCGGTACTTGGCTCTTTGTCCTCGGACCTTGGTTCTAAGGTAGATGAGGACAAGGGTTCTCGTGAGGAGTGGGAAGAGACTATATCGAAGGGTTTAGTATTACTGGGGATTAATTATGAGGAGCGTTCTGAGCCGTTTCTTGGTTCATCTGGTGTAACGCATCCGTTATTGAGTGAAGCTGTGACGCAGTTTCAGGCGCAGGCATACAAAGAGATGTTACCTCCGGGTGGTCCAGTAAAGACGCAGATACTTGGTCAGCAGACCAAGGAAGTTGAGGATCAGGCCCAGCGTGTTAAGGACTTTATGAATTACCAGATTACGGAGGTAATGGAGGAGTTTGATCAGGACACGGATCAGATGTTGTTTTACCTTCCGATTACTGGTTCTACGTTTAAGAAGGTTTATTTTGATCCCACTCGTCAGAGGGCGGTATCCAAGTTTGTTCCGGCTGAAGATTTGATTGTGCCGTATGCTGCATCAGATTTGCGTACAGCGGAGCGTTACACACATGTCGTTCGTATGGGCGAGAATGAAATCCGTAAGTTACAGGTAGGAGGTGTTTATCGAGATGTTGATTTGTCTCCAACGGAGGATGAACAGTCTGACTCGACAATTCGTGGAAAGGCTGACGAGCTTCAGGGTTTACGCCCGGGGTATAGTGATGAGGTGTATACACTTTACGAAATCCATGTTGACTTGGATCTTGAGGGATTTGAGGATTTGGATGCGGAAGGTGAGCCGACAGGTATTAGATTACCGTATATTGTCACTATGGACGCGGATTCGGAAACGGTTCTTTCGGTAGTAAGGAACTATCGTGAGCAGGATCCGATGCGTCGTAAGCGCAATTATTTTGTTCACTTTAAATTCCTGCCCGGTTTTGGGTTCTACGGGTTTGGTTTACTGCATATGATTGGAGGATTATCTCGTGCTGCCACATCTATTCTCCGTCAGCTTATTGATGCGGGTACGCTCTCGAATTTACCGGGTGGTTTCAAAGCCCGTGGTGTTCGTGTACGAAACGACGATGAGCCTATTAGCCCGGGTGAGTTCCGCGATATCGATGTTCCCGGCGGTGATGTTCGGAATTCTATTATCCCACTCCCGTACAAGGAGCCTTCTGCAACGCTGGCTCAATTACTCGGGGTGGTCGTTGATTCAGGTAGACGCTTTGCACAAGTTGCAGACACAAAGGTCGCGGATGTAAACTCACAGGCCCCTGTGGGAACAACAGTAGCTCTGATTGAACAGGGTTCAAAGATTATATCAAGCATTCATAAACGCCTGCATTATGCTCAAAAAGCTGAGTTTCGTATGCTGGCGGAGATTTTCTCTACTAACCCTGTGCCGTATCCATATGCTATCGGGGCGAATATAAACCCCGCTATCATGGCGCAGGACTTCGACGGGCGCATAGATATTCTCCCTGTATCTGACCCGTCGATTTTTTCTATGGCCCAGCGTCTGTCTCTTGCACAGACACAGTTGCAATTAGCGCAGGCCGCACCGCAGATGCATAATCTGTATGAAGCCTATCGGCGGATGTATGATGCGTTGGATGTTAAGAACATCGACGCTATCTTACCAGCGCCGCAGCCACCGCAGCCGAATGACCCGGCTATGGAAAATGCTATGGCTCTGAAGGGTGCACCTAGTCAGGCATTCAAGGAGCAGGATCATCGTGCTCATATCAGAGTGCATGCATCCATGATTCAGTCTCCTGCTATTCAGGCTAGTCCGCAGGCTTTCTTGTTGTTGCAGGCTCACATTCAGGAGCATGTGTCTTTGTTTGCTAGGGACATTGTTGAGAATGTATTCCAAAAAACAATTCAAGAGGCACAGATGGCTGGACAGCCAGTTCCACAGGTTGATCCAACGGTTGTAGAGGCAATGGTTGCACAGAATATATCGGAGACACTTGAACAGTTGGCACCGCTTCTGATTCCACCGCAAAAGCCTGACCCACTGGTTGAGATTCGCCAGCAGGAGTTGCAGAACGATACGACAGAGATCCAGCGTAAGATGCAGAACGATGCAATGGACTTCCAGATTGATCAGGCTAAGTTAGAGCAGTCGGCACAGATGGCTATGCAGCGTATGCAAGCGCAGCAGGGTATTGCCAATGATCGTAATGAGGTGAACATTTATCGTATCAACACTCAAGCTGATCTGAAGAGAGGTCAATGACAAAAGCTACCAGATTAAATGAGAGTAGTGAGTTTTCTATCCCGCTGAAGAACTTAATCGGTTTGATATTATTTACAGGTTTGTCAGTCTGGGGGTACTTCGGTATTATAGAACGGCTTGCTTTTCTGGAGCATGAGCAAGAGATGCACTGGGAAGAAATCCAAGAAAATGATGGCTGGATAGATGAATATGAGCCTCCCAAGTCAGTGCAGGAAAACATAAAGAGAGTGCGAGAGCTTGAGTTACGCATCACAAAAATCGAAACAATAATGGGGATGAAGTGATGCTACAGGCTCTCATAGGACCACTAGGAAATCTTGCATCAACTTGGCTTGAGGGTAAGGTTGAAACCAAGAAAGCGGAGGCTGGTGCAAAGGTTGCAAGAGCCAAGGCTGAAGCTGTTATTATGGAGAAGAAAGCCACAGGTGAGATTGACTGGGATCTCAAGATGGCTGATGCTTCTGCACATAGCTGGAAGGATGAGTGGTTAACTGTACTTTTTTCGGTTCCATTAATTTTGGCATTTTGCGGAGAATGGGGGAGACAAATTGTATCTGATGGGTTTACTGCTCTTGAGGCCATGCCGGAGTACTATCAATATACTCTTGGTACGATTGTTGCTGCCAGCTTTGGTATGCGCGGTGCCGCTAAGTTTTTTGGTAAGAAGTGATGTCAAAGCGCCTTCAGAAAGACAGCGACTACGACCAATACGATATGGATGGCGACGGGGTAGTTACCGACGACGAGCTTGAACACGCTAAAGAAATAAAAGAAACCGAAGATGAATTACGAAAACATTTAGCTCAACTACGAATGGCAAGGTATACATTGATTAGTATGGGTGTTTTTACTTTAGCCATGTTTTTTATACCTTTGGATAGAGTTACAGCGTTGAGCGACATTAGTAATTTGTTTTATATTTCGGGAGCGGGTATTGTTGGAGCCTATATGGGCACCACAGCTTGGATGAATAGGAAATAAGATGGCACGACCTAGAGCAGCACAATTTGCAAAAGACATTGGTGTCTCGACTAATGAGGCGAAAAAGCTTATAAATGAAGGACGGCAGCGCAAAGATGGCGGCTCAGTTATATTGGAGAATGCTATGAACAAGACGAAGGTAGTAAAAGCTAAAAGTGGTAAATCAGTTTGTGCAACGCCAACTGTAAAAACTGGTAATGGCGAATCTCAAGCTCGAGGCATGGGTGCAGCTATTCAAGGCGGAGTCTTTCGCGGAGTTAAATAAATGACTAAAGGTTTTGGAGTTAGCTAATGGGTAGGGAAGACGGCACTGATACAGTAGGCAGCGTCGGCGCGTCGGCTTCTAGTGGTTCGGCTTCTAGCGGAATGTCGGATAACTTTGGCATGCATGACGATTCGTTCGGTCAGCAAGAGTATGGTGGGCCGAATAATTTAGGTGGATCAAGCGAAGACCATGTGAGAGCTTCGTTTAATGCCGTAAATCAAATCACCGAGAAAAATCCTTACGGAAATGATGGGTTTTTTACTCGAACTCTTGGTATAGATCCATCTAAAATTGATTACTCAGATTTAATGGATTTAAATACTCGTTCTTCTATTGCGAACAACCAGTTTTCAAAATTTGCAAATCCAACAAACACTCCGGGCCAGCTTGGTTATAACCGTCAATTTGATCCCGCTCCTATGGGTCAGCTTCGCTCGGGGGTACAAAAAGCAAATTATCAGACCGCATACGGCCCTGTAATGGAGCAGGCTCGAAAGCAAGGCACAGGTGAAATGCTTGCCCGTGGTGCTTTTGGTTTATTAGGTGGACTTCCGGGCTTGGCACTAGGTCAAATAGGTACTAAAGAGTATGGCTTGCCCGGTGTGGCTGGTTTTGAAAGATTTGATCCAAATAATCCAAATCCGGGTGGGGGTATGCTAGGCCAGTTTCTTGGCGGGGTAAATCCTACTCAAGCCAAAGATGCTCTCGTTGGTGCTTTTGCTCCTGTGGTTCCAGCCCCAGAACCTACTTCGATAGGCACTGCTCCAGCGGATCTAAAAGGTTTTGAGAACAGGTTTAGTCAGCACCCGCTGACTGGAGAAAAAACAGCACCTGCGCTAGGATCAGTTTTTGAAGTTGATGGGCGATCTTTTATAGCAGGAAAAAATGGGCCTATTGAATTAAAAGGAGCGGCTGAACAACAAGTTGTGTCTCCTAGTCCTTTAATGAATAGTTTTGCTCCCGAAACTGAACTCCGTACTCCTACTGAGCAGTACGCAAGGGAAACAGGGCAATTAGCTTATCCGTCTTCTACTAGCACTGACGGTTATAATTATACGATGGACGCTCCATCATACCTTACGGACACCAGTGATCGCAAAGCACAAGCACAAAACGTAGGGCTTTTTGGTGAGGATCCTAGAACGGCTGGTTTTCGCGATCTTGAGGGAATGATAAAGTCGGTTGTTGACGGAGAAAATTTTCCCGACGATCAAAACATGTATGGCCCGGGGATGCCAGACCAGACTCCGTTATCGCCTGATGAGTTGAATAATTTACTTGAACCACTTGGCATGAAGTTAGGTCGTGGTCCCTCAACAGCTAATCAACTTGCTCAAGTAGATTTCTCAAACCTCAATAATGTTGGTGGTAACTTGTATCAGCCTGTTCCTGAGACTAGTGCTTTTGACAGCTTCCTTGAGAAGTTCGGGATGAGTGAACCTAAAAGAAGATCTAGTGGACAGATTTACTCTCCAAACAAATCAAGAAGTTTCTTTGATAACCCTGTTGGGTATGTGCTTGGAAGCTAGTGTAGAATAATATGAGAGAACTTATAGAAAATTGGGTACACACTGATTTAAGTGTGGTTGATGCACAAGCTGGCTTTGCTCCTTGTCCTTTTGCAAAGAAGGCATTACAGGATGACAAGTTAAAAGTTGTTGAGTGTCTGGATCAGGAGGATCTTTGGAAGACTGTAGTAGCGCAGTGTAAAAAGCTTACCTCTGAACACTCGGTTGTAATTTGTGTTGAGGAAAATGCAGAGCAGCCTTATGATCAAGTTGAAGCCGCATGTGTAGTAATGAATGAATGGTTTGCTTCTAATAAGATAGATTTATGGTTATTAGCTTTTCAAACAGATTTTACAATGGTATTCATACAAAGGTTGTCAGAGTTAGATGATGCTAGTAAAAAGCTAGAAAAAATGGGATACTACGAAAACTATAGCAAAGAAGATTACATAGACTTAATTTTAACCCGAAGAAGGAAACGAGAAAATGGCTGGAGCTAAAAAGAAAGTTATGCGTCGCAATGCTGGTGGTAAAGTAGTAGCTAAAAAAATGATGGGCGGCGTAAACAAAGCCAAAAAGATGGCTATGCGCCGTATGCGCGGAGGCGCTATAAAAAAGAAATAAGGGGCATGCATGGATGTTTATAATTTTATTAGTCAATACAATAAGAGATTGACTGATAGGATGGATGACATAAGTCAATCCATCACAAGTGGTAGTGTTTCCGATTGGGAGGACTACAAGGCAAGAGTCGGCGAAATACAGGGTGTCGCTTATGCTCTTGATGAATTAAAGGCCCTGCTTAAAAAGGTGAATTATGTCGAAGACACTGATAGTACCTGACTACGTTGTCGCGCAACGCGAAGCGAAAAAGAAAGCCGAAGAGGCTGCAAAGAAAAAAACCCTTACAGAAAGAATTCCACAACCCACTGGATGGCGTGTATTAGTCATGCCGTATATGGGTCGTGATAAGACTGAAGGGGGTGTTTACGTTCCTGATCAAGTTAGAGACCGTGAGTCAAAGGCTACTGTTGTAGCTTATGTCGTAAAGGTTGGACCTCTAGCATACAAAGATACCGACAAATTTGGTGACGGTGATCCTTGGTGTAAGGTAGGTGATTGGGTGTGTATCGGGCGCTACGCTGGATCTCGGTTTAGTATCGAGGGCGGTGAAGTCCGCATTATCAACGATGACGAAGTCATCGCAACCATCGTCGATCCAGACGATATCAAGTCATACGGAGGGTAGTTGTGTCAACTAACGCCGCAGAAATGGAAGAAAAAGAAATTGAAGTTATTGAAACAGTAGAGGAGGAGGGATCTACTGAGTTTGAAGTTGTTACTGATTCTTCGACTGGAGACACAGGATCAGAAGATGAAGCCAAGGATGAGTCTGAGTCGAAAGAAGAAGAGCTAGACACCTATTCCAAAAATGTTCGTCAACGTATTAGTCAAATTACTCAGAAGTACCGTGACGAGGAGTCTGCTAGAAAGTCAGCCGTTGATTACGCGGAGGCAGTAAAGAAACAGAATGATGAGCTAAAGCAACGACTAGAGTCTTTAGATCAGTCTTATGTTGGGGAGTTCGACACTAGAATTAAGTCTCAAGTGGACTCTGCCAAACAAGCGTATCAAAAAGCTTACGATGAAGGTGACGCCGATGGAATGTTCGAGGCTCAAAAGAACATAAGTCGTTTAGCCATAGACGAGGCTCAACTTGACCAAGCTCGTAAAAGGCAGGAAAGAGACAGTGCTGCTAGAGAAGAGGCTCGGAATGCTCCGGCTCCACCGCCGCAACAGCAACAACAGCAACAGCCTGCTGCTCCAGATCCGAAAGCAGAAGCTTGGGCATCAAGTAATGACTGGTTCGGTACGGATCAGCCTATGACTTATGCAGCTTTTGGGTTGCATAGGCAATTAATTGAGGAGGAAGGATTTGACCCGACGTCCGATGAGTACTATAATGAGCTTGACAAGAGAATCCGCACAGAGTTTCCACAGAAGTTTAAGGGAACAAAACGCGGTGATTCTGGACCCCGAGTCGCTTCTGCGGATTCCAGTGCTTCTAAAGCATCGTCAGGTAAGGGGCGCAGAACAGTCAAATTAACTCCTTCGCAGATAGCTATTGCGAAAAGATTAAATGTTCCGCTCGAAGAATATGCTAAGTATGTTAAGGAGTAAGAAATGACTGATTCTACTAGAACGCCACGCGAAGCGTCAACTCGCGCTAAGACCCAGCGGCGCAAGCCTTGGGCACCGCCTTCAAAGTTGGAGGCACCCGATGCACCGGAAGGTTACAAGCATCGTTGGATTCGTACATCACTTCGTGGTGAGGATGACAAGATGAATGTAAACGCCAAAATTCGGGAAGGTTGGGAGCCTGTAAGGGCTGACGAATACCCAGAGATGGCGGGTCAATACCCCACCATTGATGATGGTCAGCATGCAGGTGTAATAGGAGTAGGTGGATTAATGCTTGCTCGTATCCCAGAGGAAACGGTCGAAGAAAGAACTGAATACTATCGGGAGCAGACCCGTCAACAAATGGAAGCCGTGGACCAAAGCCTGATGAGGGAACAACATCCCTCAATGCCTATTCATTCGGATAGGAAGAGCCGTGTATCATTCGGAGGTAAGTCAAATGGCTGACCTCCTACAAAACAAGGAGTAAGCAATGGCAAACGTCAATGTTGCCTTCGGCCTCAAGCCGATTAACACTGCTGGTAGCACTCCAGCTACAAGTGGTGTGAAT